AATTCTACGGCGGCGCTGGCTCTGCTGACGTTGTACTTGGTGGCGGTATCGGCGGCAACCAAACTGCAACTCGTATGGACTTTATTAACACAAAATATGTGTACTTCCGTCCTCACAAAGACCGTAATTTCGTGCCAATCGGCGGCGACCGTCAAGCAGTTAACCAAGACGCGATTGTTCGCTTAATGGGCTTCTCTGGCGCGTTAACCTGTTCTGGTGCGCAATTCAACGCAACATTCAGCACAACCTAGGAGGCATTCATGGCTTATAACATTACGACCCCTTTAGCGGGTTTTCAAGGTATCGCGCTTACTGATACCACACAGAACCACGCATTAGGCACTATCGTTACTGCGGTAGACCCAACTTACGGCGCTGGCGAATTCATTTATTTGAAAGGCGTTGCATCAACTGTTGTGGGCTCATTAGTCACTTATGACTCATACTTAGCCACAACTACTTTAGCGCCTGCTACTGGCGGCGTTGGTCAAGTGGCTGTATCGATGTCTGCTAACGTAGCATCACAATACGGCTGGTATCAGATTCAAGGTATCGCTGCGGTTAAAGCGCCTAACGCTATGACTGTTGGCGCTGATGTATTTATGCTAGCGGCAACTCCGGGCAGTGTTGATGATGCTCAAGTAAACGGTGAGCAAATCTTAAATGCTAAAGTATCTACCACAACAGGTACACCTAGCTCTGGCTTGGCGTTGATTCAAATCAACCGTCCATTCCACCAAGGTCAAGTAGTATAATTTTTAAGGCGGTAAGCTAGACGGCTTACCGCCAACTAACTAGGATTAAATATGAGCGAACAACTTTCTTATGTCGGCGATACCGGCGGCGATGCTTACTTAGACGTTTCATTCTACATTGGAACGCACGATGGGCAAGAATACGACTTTATCCGAATCAATGTACCCGGCGATAAATCACTGTCAATTGACACGATTGCCGACGATAACCACAAAGCCCGTTTTGCACGGCAATGGCAAGCCTATAAAGGCTTAAAAGATATTAAAGGTACGCCAATGGAGGAATGGCCAGAAATTGCCGAAACACTCCGCATTGAGCTAGCCTATCAAGGGTTTAGATATATTGAACAAGTTGCAGGCGCACCTGACGCGGCGTTTATCCGTATTATGGGTGGCACACAACTTCGCAATAAAGCACAAGCCTTTTTAAATCGTGGTAAAATAGACGCTGATGAACTAATTAAAGCTCAATCTGACCAAATTGCAGAGCTTCAAGCGCAAATGAAAATTTTGATGGATGCACAACCACCTGAAGTCAAAAGAGTTAGAACCGTTAAGGAATAAAACGCATGGCAAACCTACTTACGAATGTTCAAGATGTCTGTTTAGAAATAGGTTTGCCTGTCCCCACGCAAGTGGCGACATCAACAGACCCTCAAGTGCTTCAAATTCAAGCGCTGATGAACCGTACAGGCGACACGCTATCCACTGAGCGTGACTGGCAAGCCTTAGCAGCGGAGTACCGTTTTGAAACGGTTTACTATCAATATACAGGCAATGTTACTGAAGGCTCAACCACCATCACTAATTTGTCGTCAGTAACAGGTTTATCAACTGATTTTATGGCTATTGGCGAAGGGCTGTCACAAGACACTTTTGTCACTTTTGTTGGTACAACAACGGCTACAACTTCTATTCCTGCTACCGCCACTGCAACAGGCATTACCATTACATTTAGCCAAGCTAAGTATGCAATGCCTAGTGACTATGCGCGTATGGTAGACAAGACCCAATACAATAAATCAAATCGTTGGTCAATTATTGGCCCTAAAGACGCTCAAGAGTGGCAATGGCTTAAAGCAAGCTATGTCACGACAGGCCCTCGTATGCGCTTTAGAATGATGGGCAACAAGTTCACTATCTGGCCTGCGCCTACCGCAGTGCTAGTAATGGGCTTTGAGTACGTTTCTAACGCATGGGTTGTAGCGGCAAACGGAACACCTAAAACACGCTTAACGGTTGATACTGACACAACGCTGTTTCCAGACCGTGTAATGGTGCTTGGCACAAAACTCAAATTGTTTGAAATTAAAGGTTTTGACACCACCGCAGTGCTTCAAGATTACACTCGTGAGCTGGAGAAATGGAAAGCAGCAGAGAGCGGCGCAGATACGCTATCCCTCGCGCCACGCTATCCAAATATACTACTCACTCAGAACAACCTGCCTGACACTGGTTATGGAAACACTACTAGTTAATGTTGCACTAGAAATACTTTTGTTGTATAGTCTTATCTCCGTAAATTCTTTTGGAGTAAGACAATGGCAAGACCGTATAGACACGAAACTTTTTGGGACAGAATAGCTAAACACGTTGTAATAGATGAAAACGGGTGCCATTTGTTTATGGGCTGCCGTAATCATGATGGGTATGGCAGAATAGGTAAAGACGGCAAAAATGTCTTTATTCACAGAGAAATGTTTAAGCACCATAACCCTGATATTGAGATGACAGGGGTTATAATGCACAGTTGCGATAGACCAAATTGCGTTAACCCTGCGCATTTAAAACATGGTACAGTAGCTGATAATGTAGCTGATATGGTTGCAAAAGGCCGTAGAGTAACTGTAAAAGGCTCTAATCAACCTGACGCTAAATTGCACGAAAACGATATCCCCGCTATTAGAGCAAGGCTTGCAGTAAACGAGTCGTGTTCAACAATAGCAGCCGATTATGGCGTAAGTCCTTCAGCTATTAGGGGAATAGAAAAAGGAAGAACTTGGAAACATGTTAAATAGGTAACTAAATGCTACGTCCTAAACGCCAAACTTCAGGTACCGTTACTGTCACCGCGCCAATAGGCGGGTGGAATGCGGTCAATCAATTAGCCGCAATGTCGCCTAATGAGGCGGTCATCATCGACAACTGGTTTTGTTTGCCTACTGAATTGCAGTCACGCAAAGGCTACACGCCGTGGCAGCAAAATATCACTGGAAATATTGAATCGTTTATTACTTATGACGGTCAAGATGGCGTAGCGCATACTTTTGCTGTAGCGGATGACGAAGGTAATTGCAGTGTTTGGAATGTTACGACTATCTACAGGGATGCTGAAGGAACGGTAACTGAGCCAACTGAAGTTGTTACAGGGCTTTCTAACGCTCGCTGGCATTTTGGTCAAGTATCAACGTCAGGCGGCACATTTACGCTTGCTGTGAATGGCGAAGATTATATGCTTCTCTATAACGGCACAACATGGCAACAAGTGACAGGCGTATCAACACCTTACGCTATCACAGGCGTTGACACAAGCCTACTTGTTGGCGTTTTAGTGCATCATCGCAGAGCGTGGTTTGTCCAAAAAGACAGCATGAAATGCTGGTATTTAGCGACTGATTCGATTGCTGGCACAGCAACTTCTTTTGACTTTGCACCTTTGTTTATCAATGGCGGCAGTATTGCTAAGATTGAAACATGGACGCTTGACGCCGGTAACGGTATGGATGACTATTTTGTCGTCATTACTACGGTAGGTGAGATTGCCGTCTATAGCGGAACAAACCCTGCGTCAGCCGATACATGGTCGCTTAATGGCGTGTATTATGGTGGTTCACCCGTAGGACGCAATTGCACAATTAAGTACGGGGGCGACGTATTACTGCTAAACAAAGATGGCCTAGTTCCTTTGTCACAGTGGTTAATGTCTAGCCGTGTTAACGTCAAAACGTCTATCACAAACAAAATACAAAAACGTATTACTGATGCAACCGTAGCGTATGCAGGAAATTACGGTTGGCAAGTCGTGTTAAGCCCACCTAATAATATGCTGTTTATTAACGTACCAATCAGTTCAACGCAGTTTGACCAATACGTTATGAACACCATTAGCGGGTCATGGTCACGTTTTACAGGCGTTAATGCTACCTGTTGGGCGTTTGTTAACAACGTAATGTATTTCGGACAAGGCGGCAAAGTCTTTAAATTTTGGGATGGGCCAACTGATAATGGCGAAGTCATCAATACCGACCTTTTACCTGCTTTTTCTGCCTTTGGCAGTCAAAGTCAGATTAAGCGTTGGACGATGGCTAAAGTGTCAATGGGCTACGATTATGCGTTTGCGTTTTCCGGTCAGATTAACCTTAATTTTGATTTAGATTCTCAACCACCACAACCCTATAACCTTCTTGCTACCAACGCAGGCGTTTGGGATTCTGGCACTTGGGACAATGTACAATGGGGTGGAAACATCATGCCGTTTTCACGTTGGCAAATGGCGTCGGGCATGGGCTATTACGGCACGTTTAGAATCAGAACATCAAGTAAAACGTCTGATATTCGCTACTATGCAACAGACTATGTATTTGAAGGCGGAGGCGTACTATAATGGAGTACACTTACAGCATAGAAAAGTTCCACGATATTTGGCAAGAATTTGAGCCGTTATTTCGGGCACATTACAGTGAAATGCTTGAGCGTTTAGTAAAGCAAGATATAAACTTTTCGCCGTTTAATTGGCGGCTTGATGAATATTTGAAAGCTAGCCATGCAGGCTATTTAGTCATGTATGTTGCGCGGTTAGATGGTAAACCAGTAGGCCATTGTGCAATCTATATAACAAACGATATGCACAATATGGACTTAATAGCGCAAGAAGACGCGCTTTACATTACAAAAGAACATCGAAAAGGCATCGGTAAGAATTTAGTACGTTTTGGACTTATTGACCTACGCAACCGTGGAGTGAAACGTCTAAATGTTAGCGCGATGACCGATTTACGCGTTGCAAAGTTGTGGGAGCGAATGGGCTTTAAACACACTTGCGCAAACATGACATATACATTTTAACGAGGAATATCCATGTGTACACCTTCACCTCCGCCAGCGCCAAAATATGAGCTTGCCGCGCAACAAACGGCAGCAGGAAATCAAAACGCTGCTATATACAATCAGATTGGAAATATGACCAATCAAAAAGGCGTTGAGCAATATAAATTAGACCCTGTCACAGGCGCACAAGTATTAGGTGCGGATGGGCAGCCTATAAAGTTAGGTGGTACGGGTGTTACCTACGATAACCCATATGCGACAAAAGATTCTCAAGGAAGCATACCTTTTGATATGTCTTCGCTAACGCAAAAGCAAAGAGATACTTATAATGCGGGAGGCGGGCTCCCTAAAGATTTTGTTAAAGCATACACCCCTCAACAATGGACACAAGAGTCTGTATTAGGAGGCAATGACCGGACGCTTTATGACCAAAGCCAAGCGGCGCAATTAGGTTTATCAGGAATGGCGTTGACTGGGCTTGATAAAGTTAAGCAAGCTATTTCGCAAGGGGTTGCGCCAGA